CTCATCCCATTCGGGTTTAGATACTCTAATATGTGAAAAATCTACATGGTGAGGGATAACCTTATCACCCTTTTTATTGTAAATCATTTCATTAGCAAAACCACCTTGTATTGCTCTATCCTTTACCGAGCGTGGGAATACGTCATTATCTGCTATCTTTGCTAAGTAAGAACTTACCCCTATCTTTTTAGCCGTATCAAGCCCTAAAGAATCATAGGTTAAACCTTGACCTATTGTATATTGACACTTCTCATTAATGATAGTGTTGTTCTTTGCACTTGAATTGTATAGATGGATTAGGTAGTCAGGGTATCTATTTTGCCATTCGTCGTCTGTACCAAATAACATCCAATCAACATTCCGCTTTTCCTTGAACTCAGGCGTTTTGTGAGCGTCGAATTTGATAAGCGTTCCGCTTTGCCCTAAGAAATAATTATGCTGGCTCATGTACTGTATAAGTTACGTTAATTTCATGCTCAATGTAGGGCGATACAGCAGTACTCAATAGAACCATAATACCACGCTGAACAATTGCACCGCTTAAATCAATATCTAAGTTGGTTGTGCTTACTTGTTCCCTTACAATATATCTATATCTACCCTCGTTAAATAGGATTAAAGATGAATTTAAACGATCATCAACCCCTTCAGTAATATTAAATAAGTTTGCTCTGTTTCTTTTAGCACCTACTTCTGAAACGTCTTGACAAATGCAAGTGTTAGATGTGCTTGTAGAATCGCTAATGAACTCAAACAGGTAAATCGGACTCGCTAGAGTTGTCTTTTCCTTTAGACTTAGTGCTACGTTTTGAGTTATCGCTCCCTTGTTTAACTTCATTCTCGAAAATATCTAGGTTCAATTTCTTGTAAAGTTTCTCTTTACCTTCTTCAATAGTTAACCACCCAACTCTAGTTAGAATCTGCGCTCCTATTTTATCCTTTTTTATCATGTTAAAGATACTAAAAATAAGGGAGAAAATCAATCCTCCCTTAAAATGATTTAAACAATTGTCAATCCAGCAACTACTGCTGCGTCTACCGTATAAGGCAGGTGACCTTCTCTAGCTGTAAAAGTTAGAGTATATCCGTTTTGATCGTTTAATGTTTGTCCTGTTTGTGCAGCTTGTGAAAGCAATTCCGCTCCGTTAGTTAAGCCCGCACAACTCCAAACACCGTTTTGGTCTTGGTAGATTATTACCAATGGTTTACCCGCTAACAATTTAAACTCAACGTTCTTAGCCGCTGTTAGTTTTTGAATCATTGCAGTTACTACCGTCTCGGATACAAAAGTTCCTGTCATTGGGTCTTTAGTTGAAGTGACAACAGCGTTAGCCGTTTCCTTTTTCATCCAATAACGGTAGAAGTTTGTTAGTGCAACTTGTGTTAACACGGTAACTTCTCCAGCAACTACTGTGCTAGCGTCTACCGTGTCTAGTTGACCGATAAGGAACTGACCTGCTTTGATGCCTCCTAAGCTATCATCACATTCTTCAGCCATTCCTACTGTTAATACACACGCCATAATTTATATATTTTTAAAAAGAGGGGAATCCCACCCCTCTAGTTATTGCTTTGTTTTCTTAATTACGGTACTAAAGTAAATTCTACTACTTGGTCAGTAAAGTAAACTTGTGTTCCTCTTGTCCAATCTGCATCTACTAAGATTTTCTTATTAGTTACAGGATCTAAACGATATGAAAATTCTGTGTCGTTCTCACCATCCATACCAATTACTAAGTTAGTAGGGTAAGTTAAGATTGCTCTGTCCAAAGTTCTTAGTCCGTAAGTAGGTCTAATTACAACGTCTGTACCGTAGTACATTGTGTCGCCATCCTCAGAAACATAATGAAATAAGTTAGCCGCTTTTAAAGCAGACAAGTATAAATCATACCAAGTCTTAGGAACGTACATAATATTGTCAGTTCTCTCAGCTAGTTCCTCAGTTCTTGATAACCAAATACCTTCTAAGATTGCTAGAATGTTAGATACTGTTACTCCTGTTGCAACTGTTACACCACCTGTGTTACCATCAACCGCTGAACCCGCATCAATGATTTTCAACCAACCATCATACTTGTTTAAGTTTGCAGTTCCTGATAAAGTGTCACCTTGCCAATCCGCTACGTCAATTGCTTGAATAGTTTTTTGGTTTTTTTGCTCGAAGTAGATAGCAGCAATTTCCTCAGGCATAACTTGTTTGCCCTCCATTGTTCCTTTCTTCAACATGATTTGAGTCCACTTGTTACGCAAATCATCTAAACATAAATCTTCTGCAATTGCAACTTGTCCAACTGTAATCGATCTATTAGTAAAAGTTGTTGTTCCTGAAGCAGTACGAGAACAACCCGAACCATCTTGAAAAATAACGTCTGTTTCTAAATAATGTAAGTTAGAAGTTCCCTTCAATCCTACTTGAAGCGTTGCTCCGTTAGCTGTTAATTCAGGTGCTACCTGTAACGATCCTACCAAAGGAAAATCTCTATCCTCTATATATGCCGCTAGTGCTGATACATCAAATGCCATCTTTTTTAGTTTTAATTTTTAATAAACATATTACCCTTTTTCTCTGATTTGAAGGGATTAAATTTCTCCTTAATAGGAGCTTGTACTGGCTCATCCAGCAATTCATCAAAGACTTCCTTTGAGAATGTTTTAAGTGATTCAAAGTTTTCTGATTGCTCAGAAATGAACGCCTTAAACTTTTCAGTTAATTCAACCATTTCAGCCTTTAAAACTTCGTTCTCTTCTTTAAGGAATTTAGCATCCTTTTCGATTTCAAAGATTTTTTCACTAACGATTGATTCAATAATTCGTTTTACCTTTTGCCCTTGTGCATCTTCTTCAGCCATTGGCTCTTCTACAATTGGCTCTTCAACGTCCACTTCTGGCTCGTTAACCATTGCAATTACACCCTCAACTTCAACTACGATAACACGACCATCTTCTAATTCGTACTCACCGATTGGAGCAGCAATTGGATTACCATCTGCATCCATTACTACAACGGCAGCACCAACTTCGATAGCGGGTTCTACTGTAATATCTGTGCCATCAACCAATTTAGCAGTTTCGAACTTTTCATTAACTACCTCATTGATTATATTAGCATCTTCTGGATTGGCAGAGAAGTACTCTTTAAGCCTATCCTTTAACGTTTGTTTGCTCATCTTATTTGTATTTATTATTTCCTTTATCTTAGTGAAGCTGTCAGGCTCTTCAGTAAACCGACCTTCAATTGAGAACCCTTTAAACGCTCCCTCTTTAACTTGTTTCCACACCTCGTCGTTTTCTATCTTCATTGAGATAAACCAACTACCATCCGCCTCTTGCTCAAAACCTTCATGTGCTTTTGCTCCACGTTCTGAGTCAATAAAAACACTTTCACAAACAAATACACCCTTTGCAAATTCATTTGTTTGGTGCATTATATTAGTATTTGTATTTAGATTGTTTCTTTGGAAGTTTAACCAAATCTTTTCTATTGCCTCTTTTCTGAATACTACATTATAAGTGCCTCTAACCTCGTCATATCTTGGTATCTCTAAATCCGCTATCATTGCATAGCCTGAGATAATACGCTTATCTTCACTTTCTATTGAGAAGTTCCTAGATATTAGTTTAAAGTTGTCACCAGTAGTACTAAAATTGAATTGGTTATCCTTTTTAGAAAAGGCAATCCAATCGCTTTCAATGGCGGGTTCGTCCACTAAAGCAATCTGAAATTCTTTATTTTCACCCTCAGGTAAATCTAACGTAAACAAATCCATATACCTATATAACTAACAGATTTTCAATTATGGTATATTTTTTAATTGCCATTATTCCGTTTAAATTCATTATATTAGTAGGATAATATTTATTAATCCAATATCTAAATGGAAATTTATAGGCCAAGAGTACCGCTAGGACTCAAAAAATTAATCAAAAGTTTAACGAAAGACGGGAATAGAATTTTAGTAATTGGCGATTTACATGAGCCATTTTGCTTGGATTCTTATTTAGACCATTGTAAGAATATATATAAAAAGTATAATTGCAACCGTGTTATATTTATCGGCGATGTTATAGATAATCATTATAGTTCTTACCATGAAGCCGATCCCGACGGTATGGGTGGCGGTGATGAATTAGACTTAGCAATCAAAAGACTATCAAGATGGGTTAAAGCATTCCCTGTTGCTGACATAATGATAGGCAACCATGATAGAATAATAGCACGTAAGGCGTTCTCTAGTGGCATCCCTAAGAAGTGGATTAGAAGTTATAACGAAGTGTTAGGCGCTCCTAATTGGAACTTTACCGAAAGCCTTATAGTAGATGACGTTCTATACCAACATGGCGAAGGTGGTACGGCTAGAAGTAAAATGAAGAAGGAATTAATATCTACCGTTCAAGGGCATCTACATACTCAAGGGTATATCGATTACCAAGTAGGGCGGAATTATAAGATATTCGGTTGCCAGATTGGTTGCGGTATAGATAAGGATGCTTACGCTATGGCATACGGCAAGAACTTTGGCAAGCCGTTTATCGCTTGTATGGTAGTTCTAAACGAAGGTAAGTTGCCTATCCTTGAGCCTATGGATTTATAGTTGGGTATATTTTTTTTATTAATTATATACATATATGTAAATATTATTACTATATTTGTTTTGTTGAGTCGTGCCAACATTTAAGAATTTTTTAAAGCCTATAGTTAGTAAGGATGCACGACCCCGAACGCTATAGGTTTTT